CATCGGGCGCGATCCGCTACGAGTTCGGCGATGGCAACTACGGCGGCGTCGATACCGTCGCGTTCGGATTCTCGTTCGACGTGACGACCGAGCCGGTCGTCGAGGAGGCGATAGCGTGACGCAGCCTATCCCGTTCACCGAGTGGCAGGGACAGACCCGCTACCGGTGCCCGTTCTGCGCCTGGGACAACGCGCACGAGGTCAACGTTTCCGAGCATATCAAGTGGCGCCACAAGGGCGAGGCGATCGCCGCGCCGGAGCCGGTCAAGCCGACCCGCCGCCGCGCAGCGGTCGTCGAGGAGCCGACGCCGGGGACCGGACCGCTCGGGTTCGCCGAGCTCGAGACAGGAGAGTAGCCGATGGCCCGCCAGACGCTGACCCGGACCAACAGCCCGGGACCGAATCCGACCGCCGGCGTCGCTGTGACGATGACCGCTGCGGATACGACGAACAAGGAGCAGTTCGCGCTGACCGGTCGCGAGGTGCTGATCATCCACAACACCGGTGCGTCGTCCTACACCTACACGATCACCAGCGTCGCCGACCCGTTCGGGCGTCTCGGCGACATCACGACGCAGTCGATCGCCGCCGGGGCGATCCATACCGTCGGGCCGTTCGGTCTCGCCGGGTGGCAGCAGACCGGCGGGTATCTGTACCTCGAGGCGTCGAACACGGCGGTCAAGTTCGGAGTGATTGCGCTCCCGTAGTAGACTAGTAGGGCGGGGCATCCCGCCGAGGAGGTAACTGTGGCAACTGGTGCTCTGTCTTCGTTCGGTACCCTGCTCAAGATCGGCAACGGTGGATCGCCGACCGAGACGTTCACGACCATCGCCGAGGTGCGCGACATCTCCGGCCCGTCGTTCGCTGTCGGCACCGAGGACGTGACGAACCACGATTCCGCGGGCTGGCGCGAACACATCCCGACGATCATCGAGGCCGGGCAGGTCACGTTCGACCTGAACTTCAAGGGCGACGCGACGCAGGGATTCGGCTCGGGCAGTCTGTACGACGACATGGTCGACAAGACGAAGCGCAACTTCCAGATCGTGCTCCCGTCGGGTGTCGGTTCTGGCAACGATACCGGGTCGTTCGCCGCCTACGTCACCGGGTTCGAGCTGTCGGCTCCGGTCGAGGGCGTGCTCTCGGCGTCGGTGACGCTCCAGATCACCGGCGCGGTCACCTGGGCCTAGCGTTTGTTTCGCCGGTCGCTGACCAGCGAGGGGGTAGTCTGTGACGATTCTCAACCGCGAGGCAATCCTCGCCGCCCGTCGTGCGAAGACGAAGACCGTCGCCGTTCCGGAGTGGGGCGGCGACGTGCTGGTCCGACCGCTGACGGCGGGCGAGGTGCAGGGGATGTCGGAGTTGTTCGCCGGTGGCGACCGCGACCTCGCGACGAACCTCGAGGCGGCGTTCCAGCTGGTCGCCGCGGCGACGATCAACGAGAGCGGCGGCCCGCTGTTCGCCGGTCCTGACGATCTGCGCGGCCTCGACGTCGGGTCGGTCGTCAAGCTGGCGACGGCGGTCGCCGAGATCAGCGGCATCACCGGGGGCGATAACGCGGGAAAATGAGGGACCGGCCCGACCGCCGGTTCGCCTTCCGTCTCGCGCTCGCCCTCGGGATGCCGGTAGAGGAGATGCTCGACCGGATGACCTGGGGCGAATACCTCGAGTGGGGCGAGTATTACGCGGTCGAGCCGTGGGGTGAAGAGCGAGGCGACCTGCGCTCGGGGATCGTCGCGTCGGTGCTCGCGAACGTGAACCGCGACCCGAAGCGGCAACCGAAGCCGTTCGAGCCGACCGACTTCATGCCGTACTACGAGAAGCCGCAGCCGAGCCCCGAGCAACTCGCGCACAAGATTAGAGCCGCGCTCGGGGGGTACCGCTGATGGCCGTCATCTCGACACTGTCCGTCAAGATGGACCTCGACGCGTCGGGGTTCAACACGGCGATGGACGCCGTCGGTCGCAAGCTCCAGGAAACCGGGACGCGGATCCGTCAGCTCGGCACCGACCTGACGACGCGCGTCACCGCGCCGATCGTCGGCGCGTTCGGCGCGGCGGTCTGGGCGGCGTCGGACCTCAACGAAACGCTCAACAAGACCGGCGTCATCTTCGGCGAGTCCGCCGACAGTGTGATCGCCTGGTCGGAGGACTCGGCGACCGCGTTCGGCTTGTCGCAGAACGAAGCCCTGGGGCTGGCGTCGTCATTCGGCGCGATATTCAACGCTGCCGGGACGACCGCCGACGAAGCCGCTGGCCTGTCGCAGTCGGTAGTCGCACTTGGCGCAGACCTCGGTTCAATCAACAACGTCGGTACGCCGGAGGCTCTCGACGCGATCCGCGCTGGCCTGATCGGTGAGTACGAACCGCTTCGCCGTTTCAATATCTTTCTCAACGACGCAGACGTGACCGCTCGCGCCCTTGCGATGGGCCTCGTCGACGCGAACGGCGAAGTCACCGAGCAGGGCAAAATCCTCGCCCGTCAGGCCCTGATCCAGGAGCAGGCGGCCTACGCGCAGGGCGACTTCGCAAATACCGCAGGCGGGCTGGCGAACACGATGAAGACCTTGCGCGCTCGCCTGGTCAACGCTGCCGCCGCCGTCGGGCAGATCCTGCTCCCGTACGTGACGCGACTGGCGACATGGGTATCCGGCCTCGTCGACCGGTTCGACAAGCTGTCGAAGCGCACGAAGATTGTGATCGTCGTCATCGGCCTGATCGCCGCCGCGATCGGCCCTGTCCTCGTCGTTGTCGGCACGCTCGGCGTGGTCATCGGAGCGGTGACCGCCGCGCTCCCCGTGATCGCCGGTCTCCTAGGCACTGTCGCCTCAGCGTTCGCAGCGGCCCTGCTGCCGATCGTGCTGATCGTTGGCGCACTTGCCGCGCTGTACTTTATTTGGACCAAAGACCTTTTCGGGATTCGGTCGAAGATCACCGCGTGGTTCGACGCGTTCAAGGCTCCGGGCGGTACGCTCGACCGGCTCAAGGCGCGGTTCGAGGCGTTCAAGATCACACTCGCCACGCTCTACCGCGTCTACCTGATCAAGGCGAAGGCCGCGCTCGATCGGCTCAAGACGTCGCTCGTCCAGTTGTGGGACCGCGTCAAGGGTCCGCTCGCGCAGTTCGCCATATCGATCGGTACGAATCTTGTCAAGGCGATCAACTGGGCGATCGACAACCTGTACCGTCTGCGGCCTATCCTCGACGCTTTGCGGATGGCGTTCGGCGCGCTTGTCGACATGGTCAGGGCGATGGTCGCCGGAGACTGGTCGGCGGCGTGGGATGCGTTCAAGCGCGTCGTCGAGTCTGCGGGCACGGCTGCGCTCGAGGCGGTCAAGCTGGCATGGGAAGCGATCAAGGGCATCGTCTCCCGGATCGACTGGGGCGCACTCGTCTCCGGCGCGGCGTCCCTCGGCGGGAAACTGCTGGGGTATGCCGGCGAACTCGGCCTGCTGCTGTGGGACTGGGCGAAGGCCGGGGCCGGTTATCTGGCCGGCAAGCTCGGCGAGCTCTGGGACGAATACAAGGACGACATCGCCCGTATCGGCGAGTACCTGGTCACCCACATCGACGATGTCGGCGCGCAGTTGTGGCAGTGGCTCAAGGATGGCGCGAAGTGGGTCGGCAACAAGCTTTCCACCTTCTGGGATGACCACAAGCACGAGATACACCTGCTCGGCATCCTGTTCAAGCAGCGCATGGAAGCCGCCGGCGGGCTTCTGTGGGAATGGATCAAGCAAGGTGCGCGCGAACTCGCCGGGAAACTGTCTGGCCTCTGGGACGAGCACAAGGGCACGATCAAGGCTCTCCCCGGTCTGTTTGTCGGTCTGATGATCGACCTCGGCGCGAAGATGTGGGACTGGGCGAAGGCCGGAGCGAAGATTCTCGCCAACAAGGCCGGGTCGCTCTGGGACGACCACAAGGCGACGATCAAGTCGCTGCCGGGCAAGTTCGTCGACCTGATGATCGGCCTCGGCGGCAACCTGTGGGAATGGGCGAAGGCCGGAGCGAAGATTCTCGCCAACAAGGCCGGGTCGCTCTGGGACGACCACAAGGCGACGATCAAGTCGCTGCCGGGCAAGTTCGTCGACCTGATGATCGGCCTCGGCGGCAACCTGTGGGA